AAGAGCTTTTGATACATCTACAATAGAAAGATCTTTACATGTTGGAAGATATTGTTTCACAAGATCACATACCACTACAGGTGCAAGATCTATTTTTACTCCTGTACCATCTAATGTAGATGTAAGGAATGTAATTAAAGCTTGTTCTACAAACGATAATGAATCACCAGTTTTTATTCCTAGGACAGGAACATCTATTCCTGTATATTTTACACATCTGTCAGAGACAATCTCTGTACATCCATTGTAACAATTTGAGCAAGTTGACATATTATTTATTTTTAAATGTTTTTATTATTAATCTTTTATTAATCTTAATGATTGTCCTCCTATTTGATAAGTCCATAGCAAAGAAACATTTGTATTAACATTAAATAAAGTTACATTATAAGCTGACTCAGGATCACCTCCCATAACTTTTTCTGTAGATGTCCAGAAAAAAGCATATTCTCCAATTCCACCAAATGAACCATCACCTATAGGATCAGAAGATCTTACCCCTGCAGGAAGAGCTGTAAATAAACTTTGATTATTAGAAAATTCATTAGGAGAATTCCAATGGCATAATCCTGTTTCTTTTAGTTTTTCACCAGCAATTGTAAAATCTCCTAAAAAATTGATTAGTGTGTTCCATTCAGTATCTGTTGGTATGTGATAACCAACTGGAGCTAAACCTCTTGGATCATTTACAGCATACCAATTATATAGTTTGCCATAAATAGGACCATTTACTGGGTCGTTGTTGTAATAACACCAAGCTCCTTGTCTAGCACTTTTCCATAAATTAGGATCTGTAATCTGTGGTATTGGATCACCATTTAAATATGTATCAACATTTAAATTACAACCAGTCCAAACTTGAGTTCCAATAGTTACATCATTAGCAACACAATTAGGACATCCTTCTACAGTAGTAGTAGTGGTAGTGGTTGGTACTAAAGTGGTACTAGTACTAGTTGATGTGCTTGTACTACTAGAACTAGTAGTGGTTGTACAATTTGTACAAGGACAAAAAAGTGTGGTTGTAGTGGTAGTTGTAGGTATAGGTATAGCTGTTGTTGATGTAGTGGTAGTAGGATTTGGTACAATAGTTATATCACAAGATTCCTCTATACAAGGTTCTGGTGTATTACATCTACTTACACATCCCACTGTAAGACGTATCACTTTACTAGATATCATGTTTATAGAATAGTCCTGTACATAACTAGGATTAACAAGTTTGTACATTAATATTCTTCTATATCCTATTAATTGAGTTATGTTATCAGCAGGCACAGGTTTGTTCAACATATATGAAATATTGTTGTACAAATTATTACCAAGTTCTGCTAACTTACAATCTATTTTTTTAAGTAAAGAAGGAATGTTAGCACATTCTGGGCAATCAGTTAGTCTTGGTGATAACATAATAACAATTTTATTTATTAGCTTTTGCAGCACATGCTGCACACACTCCATTTTTTAGTTGACATCCACAGCCAACATTAGCTCCACATCCTGAACATTGTGCCATATTAATAAAAGTTTATTAAGTAGTTGTTACCAGAACAACCACAGTTGGTTCTTAAAAAGTTATTTAACATATTATCTGCCTGAGCATATAATGTATTTGATTCAAATTCTGCACAGTTATTAGCTGCTGCAATTGCTCCTTGTATAAAGAAGTTAATTGTGTTTAATGTTACGCTAGATTGCGTTTTAAGGGCTCTATCACACTCCATCATATTTAATTGAAGAAACGCACTGTCAAACTTCTCTTGAAGCTTGTCAACACGTATTATTGTCTTCTCTACATTATATAAGTATGAGGGAGCTACAGAATATTTTAATCTATATATTCCATCAGGAAGTGGTTGATTACAACCTGGTTCTGTGATTCCTAAATTAGATGATGTAAATACATTGATGTCATTAGGAACGAATGGTAGTATTTTGGTTCCAAATCCTGGAATATCAATCTCAATAAATGGTGCTGACACCACTGGAGGATTGGTAGGATATACAGAAGCATCTGCAACACCAAGTGTAAGTACACTATAAGTAGGAATTACTAATATATCTAATTGTAAGTTTGCCATGTTTTTATAATAATTATGCCAGAGGAATATGAGTGTATCCTCTTTCCCCTGGCATAGGTTATTTAATAATATTCTACTTTGTTTCTTCTTAAGGAATAAGAGTAGAAGTAGAAGTTGTTGTTGATGGAGCAGCAGTAGAAGAAGTAGTTGTAGTTGTGATACAAGGAATACCTTGATCTACTACAGCACCTAAACCAGCTACTAAGATTTCTTCAATGTCTGCAGAAATTGTAGCACCAGCTGTTTGTGAAGCAGCGTTTGGAGCAGCAATGATTACTGTAGCATCTTCTGTGATATAATCACCCCATACATATGCAGATCTATCATATTCATTGAATTTGATATAGAATGTGTCATACGTTGCACCAGCAGAAACCCAAGATTCAAAATTCTCGTTGTAACCAGCCATTCTATATAAATGTTTCAAGTAACCTGCTTGGTAGCTGTAGAAGTTTTTCTCTAATTGAGTAATTTCTGCAGATGTACCAGTGGCATAAGAAGCACGTTGAGTAATAACAGGAGTGGCAACAAAGTTACAAGCATCTGCAACAATAAAGTCAGCAGTAGTAGCAGGTCCAGCATATACAAATGTTCTGAAAGACATTCTGTCATATTCAAATGGGAACGCTGCAACATCACAAGGTTGTCCATATTGAGTTAATGGTTTTCCTGTAATACGTAAAGTTGTACCACTTATATTTTCAAATGTAAAGAATGTGTTGAAACTAATGTTATCAGGGTTGATACCAGAAGCTTGTTGTGTAAGTTTTGCAATCAATAAGTTGATGATTGTGTTATCACTTACATCATCACATGGATTTTCGTCACAACCACAGCATGGAGCTTGGATTGTTACTGAACGAGTGAAACCATTGAAATACAATGTATCAATGTAAGAAGAGTGAGCACGTAAAGTTAACGTGATACTTTCTCCACATTGTACAGTGAAGTTAGTTACATCAGTAATTTGGTTAGCAGCAGTTGGACATCCTGATACTTTGTACCATTCTGTTACGTTTGATTTACAAGAAGATCCTGAAGGACATCCAGAAATCTTGTCAGATCTTTTAGATCCTTGTAAATAAGTGTTATCTCTACCTTGAGCTATGTAGAAATAAGGAAAGTTAGCAATATCTGTATCATCTACTGTAGCATACAGATTGTTAAAGATTCCCACAGTACCTGGATCCAGGTCTTGTGTTGAGCCAGAGCTAGGGACAGCACTCTGCCCTACTGGAACCACGAAGAGCGTGGTTAATGAAAAATCAGCCATTTTATTTATTTATTAAGTTAAAAATTTACTCGTTTGTTTGAATTCTATATTGTGCGTTTTGAACAGCAGATTGATTCTCTGTATACATTGCTAAGTTTTGAACTGTAAGATCTAACAATTCATCTTCTAGATATGTTTCTAATTCACAATCTTCATCGAATGATGGGTTTCCATCAAACATTATATATCCTACTTTGTTTATGTATTTAGGATATCTCATGTACATTATATTTATACTTTTAGGAGTGAACGTCCCATCTGTAAATATACTTATTTCATCAGAGGCAAGAAAGTTAAATGTTTCTTGATATTCAAAACTTGGTTTATAATGATCATTATTTAATATATATTGAAGATCACCATGTTTTGCAAGATCTCGATTAATCCAAATCTTTCTATCCTTACATCTTCCTTTATCAGCTAAAACATATGAATCTACATAGAACATATATTTTGGTTCTAATTGATGTATGTTAGTTTTCCATTGATGTATTTCTTTATCTGATTCTGTAAGTTCTAATGGTTGATGATTATAATCCATCACTAACCTTTGCAGGTCTTCATAACGTTTTTTAAAAGCATCCATTCCTAGTCCACTAACTACACTAATACCATCAACCTTTTGCTTTATCAACTTAATCTGAGCTTCATTTAGAGCTAAGATTTTATCTTCAAGTTGAATCATTTGATGCTCATTAGTTGATAGCTTATTTAATCGTTGATCAATTTTATATAATAAACTATCTACTTGTATCATATGCTTTTATATTTTTAAACTAGCCACTTATACAGCAGCTAGTTTTTTAGTTTTTAATTTTCCTTCTAATATTAATAACTCATCTTGGTTATCATCATCAGCTAAGAATTTTACTAAATCTTCTTCATCTTTAGCTATTTCAAATTCTCCTTCATAAACCTTACCATTAGGTTTTACTCTATAAATAGAATGTGCTACAGCTTGTTTTACTAAATCTTTAATATGGAGTAAAGCTTCTTTCATGTCAGCAAATCTATTAAACACTTCAACT